CTTCAATGCAGGTTTCTTTCAACTGCTCTAGGTCTTCTCTACGAACTGTGATTGGCTGACATTCATCAACACCATCTGCTAAGTTATTTACAAACCAATGATGAATCATGTTTGATTTACGCCAGTAACCCATTGGTACATCAACAGAGATGCCAGCAAAACCAGTTTTGTCAATTACATCTTCTAATTCAAGATGCTTAACAATTTCATTAAACACAGGGTTAATTGTGTCCTCATCCGTCTGACGATTAAAGTTGTGACGGTACACATATTCACTTGCACGAAGGTACATATCTAAGCCCATTGGGGACTCCATTCTTTTGTAGGTATAAAGTAATCTTAGCATAGGGGTCTGACAGTTTTAGCCAGACCCCCTAACTAAAACTACTTAGTTAAAGTAGTCCAGCGTGGCTCTCCGTTTACATCAAGACGAACTCGGTATGAACCGTTTGCGTTCTTGACTACTTCCTGAACTTCGCCAGTAACCTTGCTCTTTGCTGTGGTGAACTGTGAGCCAACAGTTGGGGCTGTGATTTTTGCCATTTGCTTCTCTTTTCTTTTGTGGGATTGTTCCCTTGTTGTTATAGTAATACTATACCAGAAAGGTCTGACATTTCCAAATCCGACACCCCATAATCTCACTATGTGGACACTTTTCGGTGTGTCCTTAATCACATCGTAAATACTTGACAAATGGATCAAAATGGGGCGCAGCTCGCCCCTACATCCCTTCCCTTAGTTCAAGGTATTCAATATAAATATCAATAGAAGACATCTTCCCCATTAGTAAATCTAACTTAGCAAATATTTCATCTTCTGTTAATTCTGGTTTGCGATTAAATAGTTTTATAGCCATTCTGCTAAATCTCCATCTGCAATTTCTGAATAGTCCATACCTTGTGATTCTGCAATTGCTTCCCACAATTGTTGCTCTGTGTAGTTTCCGTCTGGATACCACTCTGTTAAAATACCATACAAATCTTTCATTTGACTCATTATGCAAATACCTTTCCATACAAATCAATAGTGCTACCGTCATCTAAATCGGTAAGTAGATTGTTTACTAAATCTAATACAACTGTCTTGTCAAATGATTGGTTGCCAATTTCTGAACGGTTAATTGCATAGATACCAAAACCAGTTTCATCTAACACATAGTCTTTCATTAGATGTGAGATAACCATACGAGTAAAGTATGAGGTATCACCCTTGCGTGGTTGTGCGTGTATTAACGCACCAACTAAATCATCTTGCCAACTAGATTCACCCCAATGTGAATAAAGATTAACTAGACTATCTGTTCCGTCATCAAATACGAAATTAATTCTTGCACCCATTTTAGTAACCTGCTTCCTTTAACATTTTTTCAATTGCTTGCAATTCTTCGGTAGACAATTTCTCAATTGCCTTTTCATCTATAACACCCTCAAATAGGTTTATTAGTAGTTCACTCATTATTCATCATCTCCAAACATTGAATCCCAGCAAATGCCACACATTCCAGAAATGAATCTTTCACGAATGTCTGCATCATAGTCTGACAAAACTGTTTGGGCATAAGCACCTTGATTGTATGCAAATAACTTATCTGATGAGATTGAAACTGTTTTGGTTTCGTTGCAAGTTGGGCAAGGGTGTGAGGTAACGACATAGCGTTCGTTCATCACTTTCATTGGATTGTGGAGAGTGAACATAGTGTTCCTTTCGTTTGTAGGTATAGATTTATCTTATCACAGAGGTCTGACATTTTTACCATTCCTTGTGCTTAGTCTTTCGTGTGTAAGCCTTTTTATTTCTGTGAGGTACGGCTGCATTACTCCTACGCAACTCAAGTCTAGCCCTCAACTGTTCGGGGCTTGCAGGTAGTTTGTAATTCTCACTTTGTTTCATAAAACAAATCTATCACAGAGGTCTGACATTTTTGGGTATTTTGGGGGTGTTTCTTAATTAACTTAATAACAATCAGGTAACAAAGTTATCCACAGGGCGCAGCTCGCCTCACCAGTGAGGGTCGCCGTCATCGTTAGAAGTCATTACTCCAATTATGAATCCTAACAACGGAATTATTATGAATGGTGCAAAAATTATTAAGAGAATTATCTCAAACAATTTTTTACTCCATATCCTGATACTCATATTCTTCATAGTAGTCATCGTCTTGCATCACCCAAGGATCTAATCGGTGTTGCTCAACAATTGCGTGAGCAGGTGCAAGATTACTACCACGATAATAAACGCCCTCTGGCATTTCAATTTCAGCATCAATGTCTTCATTCCAGTAAGCATTAATTGCATCAACGCAAGGCTGTACCATTGAAAGTGGAATTGGTGGATAGAAGTTTGATCGCAAGTGAATACCGATCTGATCTTCTATTGTCATTTCTAATTCGCCAATTGCGAGTGAAGTCATTAGTCCCATTTTATTTCTCATTTCTAGTAGGTTGTTTGTTTATTCTATCAGATAGGTCTGACAGTTTTAGAATGGTGGTTGCACCCAATAAGGCACGAAGTCCTTGAAAGTCTCGTTAATGCGGTGTATAACGACTTCAGCAAATACATCTTCAACACTTGACGATGCACTTTTAGCAGGTTGTCCAATGTACTCTAAATACATTCTGACATCTTTTGAAGGAATACTAAGTTCCTTAGCAATTTCATAGACTCTCATTAGTTCCACTCCTCATCTAATTCAAATTCATCAGGTGCACAAATTATGCAAAGGGTATTTTCCCAAGGTGTTAATTTGTCACCACACTCTAAACACTTAAGTTTAGTTACATTCTCAAAGGCTAATTCAGTCATTGGAATCCTCATTTCTTTATAAGATAAACTTACCACAGGGGTCTGACAATTTTGGTATTTCAGGGCGTGTTTTAGGTTAACTTTGGGTGAACAATAATCCACAGGATTTGGGGACTTATCCACACCTTCTTAACGATCTGTGGATAAGCTGTGGAAAACGGGGCGCAGGAAAATCCTGGAATGCAAAAAGCAAACCAGGAAATTTTCTAATCTGTAAAACTCCAAATTAAAATTAAAACTAGAGTGGCAACAAGAATTAAAACTGCTTCCATTTAGTACTCACCACGCAACACAAACGCAAACGAATGTTTTCCTAAATCAAAAATCAGGGAAGAATTTTTGGTTTCTGTTTTTTTATTGTAGTAGTTAGAGAAACTAATTCCAAGAATAAAAGTTCCGTCAATTTTATTATGTACGAATTTCATTATTTCATCACCGCATTTTCAAATCGTGTTTTGTCAAAGTTAGGATTATCTCTTTTGAAGAAAGTTTGAAAGTCTGAAAGCAAATCCTTGAAAACTTGTGCTTCAATGTCTAGGTGATAAGCATTTAGAATTTCTGCAATTTTTACATAGTCTTTTCGTGTCATCATTATTTCATCACCCCTAAGTTCTTTAGTTCTAGTTCTGTGTATGCTTCAACCAAAGCGTGTTGCAATTCTGCAATGTAGTTATCCTTGTTCATCATCTGTTGAATGTATGCAAATAGTAAGCCAAAACTACTACCTGCGATTAGTGCAATTAAGATTAAGTCTTTCATTTATTTCACCAAACTTTCTAATTCGTTTTTCCATTGGTTAGTCTTTTCATCTAGACTTTCTTGGATTTGGTTGATACCCATTTTCCAGTTAATTGAGATTTCTAGAATTGTTGCTAATGCTACATAGCCAGAACTAGAGGTGTGGCTAAGTGGGTGCTTTGCCTTGTTTAGTGCATTGTAAGAGTCTATAAACTCTCTTGTATTTAGTGTAGTCATTTTGACCACCTTTCGTTTGTTTGTTAGTTTTATCTTACCATAGAGGTCTGACAGTTTTAGTGACCGTAGTTGTCACAGTTGGCTAGGTCTTGCTCTACATAGTAGATACAATAGCCACAGATAGATTCATCACAGGCAGGGCAGGTTTTCCACTCTGACCATTCATCACAGTTTTGACAGATGTTCATTAGTAGCAACTCCCTGCGGTACAATGTGCAAGAGAGTGACCTACGATACGCTTACCCTTGTATAGGCAGTTATCGTGAGAGATGAAAGGCATCTCACCTTTAGCCATAGCAGATTGGCAAATCTCGCATTCGTCATAGTAGCGAATGCTGTTGAAGAATGTGTTACCTGCTGGGGTAGTCACTTCTTCCATTATTAGAGTGTAAGTCATTTGGCTCACCTTTCGTTTGTTTATTAGTTTTATCTTAGCATAGAGGTCTGACAGTTTTACCCGTAGACACGCCTAGTCAAAAGTTTTATTTGTAGATTGTAGTAGTCAATCATTCGTTGATTGGTTGGGTCGTGCTTGAGGATTAACTCTAAGCCATTGACTGCATCTACTAGCAGTCTTGCATTTTTTATTTTAGTGTAAGCCATTTTGGTTTACCTTTCGTTTGTGTTAAGACTTATTTGCTAGGCTCACCCTTGCGGGATTATTTGCTAGGCTCATTCTCAACTGCTTTATGATTTCATCTTAGCAGAGGGGTCTGACAATTTTGCCCCATTTCGGGGGGTAGTAAGATGAACAATAGATGAACAATAGGTTAACAACAATCCACAACTTATACACACAAATCATAGTAGTTATACACAACTTATACACAGAATATGGGGACTTATTAACATCTTCTTAACAGGCTGTGGATAACCTGTGGACAACGGGGCGCAGCCTGGATCCTGTGGATAACCTGTGAATTATTGTTCACCAAATGTTCACCTAAAAAAGGCGTTTCTGGCTTGCTTTTGTCGGTGTTTTCTGCTAAGTTTAGAACATAGAAACAAACGAAAGGAAGTCAAAATGACTGAACTAGCATACGAGAACATTACTAAAACCAAGTGTGTTGAATGTGGAGACAAACTAACCGCTTGGGAGAATGTGTATTGCATCATCTGTGAGCCTGACTCCTACGAACTAACAGAGGGATTCTAAATTATGTTTATCTACAACCTTATAGGACCATTAACCTTTATTGCAGTATTCTCACTACCTGCACTACTACTTGAACTACAACTGCTAGTCATTGGTCTAAACGGTATGAGTCCAACGGTTATGATAGTAACCGCCGTTATTGGTTTAGTATCTGCAATAGGTGCTATCATCTGCAACACGCTAGAGGGTTAAATTATGACTAACACACTACAATTACTACACGATGGACACAAACTATCGAAGGCTTTCAACTCTATAAATTCAAAGTCAAAAAGTGTTATGTATTGCAAAGACTGTGCAGGAGAATTCCACGGCTGTTATTGTGATGACTTAGAAAATTGTTTGAATTGTGAAATCGTTGAGGACTTTCAAATCATCTAACCAGAATGGGCTCACTAATAAATAGGTGAGCTTTTTCATTATTTACGCATCATACACATTAACAAAATATTCAGATTTTCTTCAAAATGGGATCTAGCTGCAAATATAAAAATATTCAGATTTTCAGGGATATGAATATATATCTCATTATGTGAGACAATATGTTACAATTGTGTTACAAATAATTTAATAGTTCAATGTTTCTGGCAGCTCAACTTGACAATGATATAAATTGCAATTACACTATGAGTGCAGCGAATCCTAAAAATAAAAAGTTCTAGAAAAGGTTGGGGGCAGGGCAATGAAATTATTAGAAAAACAAGGATTAAGGAATATGAATAATCAAGATTACATTAGATACATCTTCTGGATTGTATTAGTAGCAATTTTATTGTCAACTCTTGTTGGTAGCTAGTTATGGACAATAACAAGAGACAAAGGCTAAATAAGTTAAATTTGTCAACATTTCTGGGCTTATTGATTTCAAAAATAATTGGCGGTACGACAATTCAATTAGAAAATGGCATCTATCTTAACTATGGTATAAAAGGAAAGTATCTAAAGGCTACTGCTATCACTATTGGAGATTTAGTATTAGTAAAGCAGGTAAAAGGGTGTAAACGCTGTGAAGCAGGAAATCCTCATGATCTATCTAATGCTATATTAAGACACGAACTAATTCATAGTGAACAATTTGCAAAGTTCGGGGGAGTTATATTTCTGGCTTTATATTCATTTGCCTCTATTAAATCTTTTATTATATATAGAAATCATTGGCAAGGTAATATATATGAAATACAAGCAGGTCTTAAAGATGGCGGATATATCTAATATCTTCATATAGGGAATACTTCTGCATATTTATAAATCCCCGCAAATTTTCCATATATAACGGAGTTATAAAGGGGGGATTGGTTATACTATTTCGCCGATTTTTGCGAGCTTAATTTTTGCGAATTTTTATTTTTTGTGCTAAAATATATATATATTGAAATATGTCATAGAAAGGGCATGTCGTGAATCTAGATCACACATTAGAAGCTGCAAAGAAAGATGTTCTTACAGCCAAGAAAGACGGCACTAGAGTTGAAAAGAATCTTCACGGTGTTATTGTAACAAAGCCAGTAATACACTCTGATCATAGAGGTCGTGTATTTGAAATTTGGCAAGGTGAAGAAAATGATTTTTGGAAAGACCCTGTGGTATATTGCTATATGTTCTCTCTTAAGAAGGATCAGACTAAGGGGTGGGGACTTCATGAGAATAAGATTGATCGCTATACCCTGATTTCTGGCGAAATGACAACTATTCTTTATGATGCAAGATTGGATTCCCCAACGTATGGTCAGCATCAAGTTGTTGTTCTATCGAATCCTGGAAACAGACAGCTGTCAATTCCAAAAGGAGTTTGGCATATGAATATCAATACCTCTGAATTGGAAACATTTTTAATTAATCATCCAACAGATACATATCATCATGATGCACCAGATCGCTGGCTACTACCACTTGATAGTGAACTAATCCCTGTTGATGTAAAAGAATATTTTCCTAAACAATATGGGGCATAAAGTATTAGTAATTATGCCAACGCATAATAAAGCTGATAGAATAAAATATTCAATTGATAGTGTTTTAAAACAAACATATAAAGATTTTGACTTTGCCATTGTTGGTGATGGTGTTGGGGACGACACAAGGTATGTTGTTGAAGAGTTTAAAAAAATAGATAGCAGAATAACCTTTTATGATAATGAAAAAGGTTATGAAAAAATGGGGGAAGAAAATAGGGATAAAGTAATAAAAGACTTTCCTGATGCACAATATATTACATATTTAGCAGATGATGACTTATTTGTAAAAAACCATATAGAGGTTATGTTAAAAGAAATAAAGGGTCATGACTTTGTTCATCCTTTTCCAATGTTTGTAACCCACGATAATAAGAATATATTTTTTAAAAGATATCTTGATAATAATATTGACTTCCTATTTCTACTTCATAGACCAGGAAATAATTTTATATCATTAACTGGAGCTATGCACACTAGAGAAATATATGATAAAAGTCCTGGCTGGGAAAAAACTCCAAAAGAATACCCTGTTGATAAGTATATGTGGTCTAAAATATTATCTATTCCAGATTGCAAGTATAAAACTTCTAGACAATCAACTACTGTAAAGCTTGGAAATAAAGATTATCGTGGTAATGATGAGCAAGAATTAATGCTTATTAAAAAGTGGCATAGTTTAATAAATAATACTGATTTTATTGATGTATGGAGTAAGTATATCTTGAATTATATAAAAGAAAATATGATTCCATTAAAACCTAGAAAATAGCAATAATGGTATAATTAATCATTATGGCAGTAACTATTGTTAGAACAGCTTCTTCATCTCAAATTGGATCTTTGCTTACTCAGGCTTCTGCTTCAACAACATATTTAACTCAATCTTCTGCTTCAACAACATACGCAACAAAAGCAAGTCCAACATTTACTGGAACAGTAGAGACTGCAGCAATAAATATGAACGGGTCTCTTAATTTAAATAATTATAATATAAATCAAGTTGGAAATTTAGAGTTTAATGATCCAGGAGTAGGCGAAGGAATATCTTGGATTGGTGGAAATCTTTGGAAAATTTATGAATCTCCAAATGATTTAACAACTAATTCTTTAGGAAATTTACAATTTGTACAAGGTACAACAAGAAGATTAACAATTGATACTGCTGGAGAGCTTTTTGTTTCAAACTCAATTGCTATTGGAGATAACACAACATCTACAGCAGCACGATACTTACATATTGGTCCTGGAAGAACTGACAGTGGTTATGCTTATATTGATTTAGTTGGAGATACTACATACACAGACTATGGTGCTAGATTCCTTAGAGGGAATACTGGCTCTAATACTTATACAAATTTGTTACATAAGGGTACTGGTGCTCTTCAGTTAATTGCTGAAAATGCTGGATCTATAACCTTAGGAACAAGTAATACAACCAGAATGACAATAACTTCTGCTGGAGATATTGGAATTGGTACAGGTAGTCCATCTTCCAATGTTCACATTGTTGACCCTAATGCCGCAACTTCAGACATAAGACTTGGAAACAATGTCAACGGAACTGTAATGAATTTGTACACCAGTACAGCAGACCTTAATCTTTTTAACGTAACTGCTGCTGGCTCACTTTCTCTAGGAACAAATAATACAACTATAATGACAATAAATTCTGCTGGAAATACTACTTTTACTGGAAATGTTTCCACAACTGGAAAAGTTACAGACTCTTTGCCAGCACCAGTTATTGATTACAGTACAAGTGGTTCTTCTGATAATGTTATGGCAGTAACAGCAGTAACATTTTCTGATGTAACTACAACTGCAAGTGGAACTGTTCAGGTATCAATTACATGTCCTTCTGCTATATATGCCACAGTTAGCTACTCTGCTTGGCTTACTGCTGGTCCAAATACATCTGCAGAAAGTCTGCGTGTATCTACTACTGCAACTGGTGCAACAACTTGGAGTTCTGGTGGTGCAAAAGGTTGGGGAAATGCTTTATGGACTACTGGAATTGCAGCCAATGGTTCAGGTCAAAGTGCTTCAAGTGATTTTACAACTTTACTAAATGCTGGCACTACAACTATTACAATGCAAGCTTATAGAACTACAACTGCACTAACAACAGCAAACATAAGTTTTCCTTATTTATCAGTTACTCCAATAAGTTGGGCATAAAAATTTTTTTAAATAAATAATTTTAACCAAGTATATATCTAATGATATAATTATATTACTATGTCTACAATATTTCCTGGATCCGCCTCTGTTGGTCAAATTTTTGATGGATATGAATTTAATGGAACTGCTTGGGATATTATTGGAATTGATTTAACTGCTGATTATTTAGAATCATCTACAGCAAGTTCTACATATTTAACAAAAACTAGTGCTTCAACAACATATTTAGCAATAGATTCTGGATCTACAGTAAAAACAATGTCTATTAAAGAAAATCAAACTCAGGCAGTTTATGGAACCACTAACTATAATTTTTATAATCAAACATATACAACTAATTCAAAAGTAGCATCTAAGTTATTAATTACTTTTGGAGTTGCTTACGAATTTAATACCGCTTCAGATAGTATTCAACTAGCTGTATCTCTTAATGGTACTGATGAATTTACTTTTAATGATACTGGAAATGCTGTTATTTATAATGATATGCCATTTTATACATTTATTAGTACTAACTCTTATTCTCCTAGTACTACAATTTCAAATTTAAGAGTTTATATTAAAGCACTTTCTGGAACAGTGGTTTGTCCCCGTAATGCTGGAACACTTCATAATTTCTTTTTAACAGTACAAGAAATAGCGGTTTAAATATTGCTACTTGCAGACTTTTCATTAATAGTATCTAATTCATTAACAATCTTATAAGCCCATTGAGTAATTGCATATTCATATTTGTGATAATGATGACCACAGAACATTAATTCACCTGAAACTCCAGTAGCAAGTACAAATGCTTGAGCACCACATCTATCACAACGATCTGCAATTTTTAATACTTTATCTTCTTGCTTTTTTACTTTTGTTTCAGGCATTTATTAACTCCTATGTTATTTATATGTTATAATTGTTTTTAAGTCTTACTTTGGAGTATACCATAAAATCGTGAATAATTCAATATCTATGTTTGTTGAAAACTGGCAAATGTTTTTATCGCTTACCGCCATCTTAGGCGTTGGATATGCAACCGTAAGAAAATTTGAAAGAATTCTTGGTAAAGATGAAAAGGGTAGAACTATAGCAGATCGCCTTGATCGTGTAGAGCATCAAATATTTCCAAATGGTGGCTCAAGCCTTGCAGACAAGGTAAATAATCTTGGATCAAATCAAGGTGAAATTAAAGCAGATGTTAAGCAATTAACTGGAGAAGTAAAAGTAATTCACGATGTTTTAGTAGCATATATTGCAGATAAGAAATAAAATAGTTTGGTATAATAAAAGAGTAAGAAAATTTAAATAGGAGTGCCCAACATGACCCCAGGGCTTGTAAACTTTGTTTGTCCTCAAGGTAGTACCTTTAGAAGGACTTTAACATACACCCTGGACAATCTCCCTGTTGACTTATCTGGATATACTTCAAGACTTCAAGTAAGGCAAGCATATTATTCTACAGATCCAATTGTTTCCCTAGCTTCTGGAAGCGGTATTACTGTT